ATGAATCCTACAATAGCATCTAATACATGAGAATAACCAATAGTAAAGTCTTTTGCAGTTATACTAACAATTTCTTCTTCTAAATCAATTAATTTATCATCAGCGTATTTAAAAGTCAAGTAAGACATTTTATACCTTGGGTCATAAACTCCAACTATACCATAGCCTAATAAAGGAATTTCTGGAGCTTGGTAGTTATTAGTATTGTATATGTTAGAAGCCGTTAAATTAGTATCGTCTCCTTCGTTAAATTGATTATTAAAATAAGCTTGTAATCCACTTGCTAATGATATTTCTTGAACGTTACTTGTAGAACTCATTATACATAAAGCTCTATTTCTCATATCAAACCAAATGTATCCGTACTCCGTAGATGTTAATCCATGTTGATGCTGATTACCATAATAAGAATTAATAGGGTCAAAACGGTCTATTACTCCACCTGTACCAATAGTAGTTGCTGCACCACTTGTAGCAGCTAATAATTGCCTTTCTAAGATAGGAACAGAACTGACTCCATGGTTTTGCCATATAAGTACTCTACCGTCCTTAGAACGAATATTATTGATTTCTCCTAATTGACCATCTAAATCTTTATAGTCATTAAGTAGAAACTTTCTAAATGAATCTACGGATTCGCCAGGATATTTAACTCCTGCAAATCTAGTCCTATATTCAAACTTTCCACTAAATGCAAAATTAAAAGGTAATGCGGGATATTTAATAACTGTTCCGTCTGTACTATAACTTTTGTTATAACTGTAACTTTCTAATATTGTTCCAGCAGGACTAGTCCAAGCTATGCCTAAAGCAGTAGCAGGATAAGTATCTATATTTGACGCTTTATTCCCTCTTCTTAAATTATAATTAACGCTTCCTTCGCAAGGAAAAAATAAAGTATAAGAATAATATCCCCAAAATAATCCGTAGTTTATATCAACAAGATTAGTAAAACAATCTCCTCCAAAAACTTCAATATCGTTAAAAGTATATTTGTTTTGACCAAAATAAGGACCACTTGTAAACGTATCATTAAATGTATCTAATTTAACGGCATCATTAATAGGTTGAAAATGACCCGTAGATATGTATAGGGTATCTGCTATTGCAGAATCTCCTTGACCCCCATATTGAGAAGCTTTATCTTTATTAGATAAAAAATTAACTACAATTTTAGCAAAATTGAATCCTTGGTCCCCTCCATTATATTGACTTACTGGACCGTAATGATTAAAATGATTTGGCAGAACTAATAATTTTTTACAACCAACTATAAAAGATAAATTAGCAGGGACATAGCTCCATGCTCCTGTACATGAATAATCAATATAACCAATAACATCTCCATTATTAACAGGGCTAAATTTATTATAATAAGGTCTGCCGTCTCCTATAATATTATTATCTCCGCTTTCTTCATTAACCAATATGCTCCCATTTCCATTCATGCTTTGTAAAGTCATTGTTCTCGGAGTTGGAGTGTCTGGAACTTTAGTGGTAAACATTTTAGTTGTTAAAGATTTAGAATTATTATATGTTTTAATTTGACTTCCATCTAACCAAAAAGCTTCTTCTATTTTTTCTCCAACATACCCTATACCTAATTGATTATTATTTGGAACATATCCGGTTAACCAATCTGGACAAATACAGGTACAAAAATCTCCTTTAGGGGTATAAAAAGTTTGAAATACACTTAAATAAGTTACGGTTAATGGCAATGGCATTAATTTATTATCGCCTTCTGTTTGTTCTATAACCGTTTGCATTAATAGCCCTTGAGCCAAAATACGCTTATCTCTTTCTGCTCTAACTATACTAAATCCACTAACCTCATTCATTATAGATTCAGGTATATCTAAACCCGATAACTTGATTGCAGATGGATTTAAAGCATAAGATTTTAATGTGCTAGTAGCATCACTTTCTACTAATAAACTTCCTTTGTCATAAACCTTATCAAAATCAAAATCATCAATATATTTTACATAATACGGATTTCCTTTTTTGTCAAAAAACAATATTCCAAATCTATATCTTTCATCACTCCAATATCCTTTATTGTGAGATGCTACCGCAGGATTTTTATAATCCCAAAATGCACTTTCTTGTTTAGTGAACTCTATTGCATTCTCAACTCTTTTACCTGTTGCTATAGAAGTATATCTATTTCTTGTAGTACAAGGTCTTGCGGCTCCGTCTCCCGTAAATGCTATTGTAGATTCATCTCCTGTTGCTGCCGAATATTCTATTCCTGTTATAACATCTCCTGTTACATAAAAAGTGCCACTACCATCAGGATATTCTACCGTATCCGTAGTATCGTTTCCTAAAGTAACAAGCCATCTGCTATAAGGTAAAACATCTCCTGTGCCCGGATTAGCTAAAACTGTAGGGCTAACATCTGCGTAAACATTTCCGTTTGTACATAAAGTTAAATCTCCATGTGAAACTAGAGGGTATTCTATTTGAGTTAAAGTAACTCCACTTACATCTAAATCAAATTCTTCTCTTTCTGTTATGTTTCCTATTAGATTGTAATTCTTATCTGTAGTTAAAGTTTTTACTTTTAAAATACTAGCAGGAAATAATGTTAAATCGTTTATAGACACCTCTCCTAAATTAGTAGTTCCGTTATCTACTAAATCCATAACCGTAGAGGTTATAGGTTTCTTATCTACTATTTTTATAACATAAGGAACATCATTTATTTGGTCGTATTCCGCACAACATAATTCTATTACATCAAAATCCGTATCTACATCTGATACAGAAATTATAACAGAATATGTACTTGCAGCTAAAGTTGTATCGCTACCGTTACCAACAAAATCTCTATAAGGATTTGTTGTTAATGCAGAAGCTATATTATCCATACCTACATGTATAGGAGAACTAGGATAACTCCAAGTAGTATAAACTTTACCATCATTTGAATAAAGTCTATAAAAATATATACTAGAACCACAATTTTTATTACCAGTTCCGTATTCCTTAAAATTCATGTCTCCCATACTTCTAGTTGGAGTCCAATCTAATAAAGATAAAGGATAGTATTCTATTACTTTTGCATTAGTCGTAACTAAAGTATATGTGCTATCTACTCCGTTTGAAGTAAATATATTATCAACTATATAACCAGTTCCGTCTGTAGGACCATAGAATACTCCTGCGTAATCTATAACTCCTTCTAAAACCATATATTGTTTAGGTATAACAGAAGTTATATCTATTTCAGTATCTCCTATGTAAGTAGTAAATATAGGGTTAGCTATATCAAATACTCTAGGCTCATTGTTATTGTCTGTAAAGTAAACTCTCTCAGTTATATCATTCTCTCTAAAAGAAAATCCTTCTATTTTGTGATACTTAGAAAAGTTTAAATCGGGATGGTGATAATAAGGAGTGTATGTAGCTACAAAATCATCTTGTACCTTTTTAAATGTCATTACTCCTATTTCTCCATATCCGCCGTTTCCGTCATCATTAGTACTAAATACAACTAACTTATCTATAAAGGAAACAAATCCCATAGGCATAGGATTAACGTCATAATTAAACTCATCTTCTGCATATCTAGGAGTTAAGGTTTTAATAGCCTTATTTCCTTTAGATATTTCTATTGTGAAGTGATGCCCATCCATAGAGACAAGCATTCCGTTTTTCATATTTCTATAAGTGCCATCAGGCTGTAAAATAAAATCTACATCTTGACTTATACCCTTATTGAATGTATTAGTAATTGCCTGTTCTTCCATATCCGTAACTGTTAGGGTTAGTCATACCAAGGAATAATCCTCTTCCTGCTAATGGGTTATTGTAAATTTGTGCTATTTCTTCTCTATCTGTTGGTGTTAATTCTGCATCTAGTGCTCTTGAGTGAGCGCACAATCTATCCCATTGTGTATAATGCCATTGCATTTCTTGTAAGTCAGCACCACTCTTTTTTCTCTTTCTAGAACACCATTTGTAAAGTATATATTCTGTAATAGCTTGAATATGATTCTCTCCAACTTGCATAAATCCATCACAATCTAATTCATATCCAATATACTGAAGAGTTATTTGTTTAATACCGTATTTAGCATCAAATATTATTTTATTGTTTTGAACATGAAACTGAACTTGTCCATAAGTATTACTGTTATCTCCACTGCCAATATCAATAATTAACATACCTGTAGTGTTTTGAATAATTGGATTTATAAAAGGACCATCTGTTCCTAATATGTTTCCAAATACACCACAACAGTTATCCATGTGATTACCTATAATAGATGCTTCTATCTTTACTGCATTACAAGGTATTGGAGCAGCAGTACATCCGCAAACATCCAATAAAGCCCATTGACGAGTAAATTGATAGTAGCTACCTATCTCCATTTCAGCTTCTGTAGCCCATTGTGTAAATAATGGTAAATGGTTATCATGGTCTAAAGCAGCCATGTCCATTGCATTAATTATAGGGTTTTTAATTGATACTAATCTATTTATTGCCATTTTATAATCTTGTTATTAATTTACCATTTACTATTCCTTCACTTACAGACTTCTTAATGTTTATGTGTGGCTTATAAAATAATTTCACTTTACCATCAACTCTCTCTGTTTCAAAAATAACTTTATAAATATATTTAGAAGTATCAAAGTTTATGCTAGCCTCTCTTATCTTTCCACTTACATAAGCTAAACCTTTACTTCTTAAAGACATAGCTCTTTTGTGTTTATGTGTAGGAATTGCTTTTACCCATATTTTACTTTCTTTGTCTAGCTTAACTATAGTTCCTACGTTTAAAGGTTTTACTACACATTCGTCTATCCAATCCTTCCAAATTTTATTTATTTCACTCGTGCTTATTCTTGTTTTATAT